GCAGATTATAATGTTTTTGTTAACGGATTATCAGTTGGCCAGTGGTCAGAAATGTTTAACTCAGATACTACTGGATCAATGTCAGCAACTTTAACTGATTCTACTTTAGCCAATATCCTTCCTTCTTCTGGAAGTGCAGGTATATCGGTTGTAACCGCAGACTCCTATGGAATTGCAGACTATGAAAATGGATACTACATAATTGACAATAAAAAGATGCTAGCAACAAATAGTAACTTACCAATGGTATTCGGATCAAGTAATATTACAAATATAAGACCTCCAGTTAGTTCTGGAATGCCATCTATCGTAATACCAGGAAAGGGATTTTTAAACTCAACAGGCAGATACTTAGAAATGACTGCAGAGTTCTGGTTAAGGGTGTATACAGAATCTCCTACACCAATAAGAATATTTGGACCACTTAGAAGTTTAGATGGCCTTTATGTAGAAGAAGAATTTTTAACATTGAGAATAGGAAACTATACTAAATCATATTTTGTGGGTAAATGGTATAGACCTATGTTAGTAGACATTAGATATACAAATAATTTAGCAAGTTTATTAATTAATGGTGATCTAGCATTTGAAATGCCAATAGATACTTCAGAGTTGATATTGCCAGAGTCTTATTATGATTATATTGGATTCTTTGGTCATGAAGATGTATACCCTTTTGATTTAGACTGTGTTGCAATATATTCATATATTGTTCCAGAGCAAGTTGCAAAAAGAAGATTTATCTATGGACAAGGTGTGGATGTTCCAGAAAACATTATTTCTAATTTTGATGGAGAATCCGTATATGTTGATTTTCCATATGCTAAATATACAAGTACATTAAACTACCCTGACATGACTGGATGGAATGCTGGATTCTTTAGTAACCTTGATGTTAACTCAAAATATTTAAGTTTTCCACAATATGCTATTCCAGAGGTAATATTCTCTGGAGATGTAGCAGCAGTGTTTGATGTTGATCTAGAAACTAGAACATGGAATGATGCTAATGAAAGAACATGGGGCGAATGGTATGTAGGCCTCTGGGATGATGTAAGGCTTATTCAATCATCAGAATTTTATACAGATAACTATTCTATTCAAGACGAACCATATACATTTATAAAACTAAGACCAAATACATCGTATGATCCAGTTTATCCAACAATATATTTTGATTCAGCAAATCCAATTAATACACCAGTTAAGTCTATCTTTGGTACCTTTAAGTCTCCAGATGCTCTTCCTGCAGAAGATCAAGTTTTAATTCATTTTACAAATAAAATAAACTCAGATAAATTTAAGATTGTTATTAGTGATAGTGGATTAGATTATTTATTTAACAATACCTCGATTTTAGACGCACCTATAGCAGTTTCAGCCAGTACAAACTTTGTTGCTGGAATAGACTTAGATGAAATAACAAGAAATTATAACGCAGTGGTAGGAAACTTCTTTGCTAACCCTCAAAACCTATCCTTAAATTTAGGAGGGTATGAAGAGTCAGTATTTGATGGAAAGATATATGGATTAACATTTAATAATAGATTATTTACTGATAAAGATTTAAGTACATTTATAAATGAAGATGGAATATTTGATGACTTTGATGCATCTTTATTTACCTATATTGGAAACTATACTATGACTATACAGACTGCAAACAGAGGTATTCTTTTGGACGTAGGATGCCTAGGATACTGGGAAGACTCTGTTCCTTTGTCATACTTTGGAAAGAACGTACTTACTGAGTCTGGAGATACATACTACGATCTAGACATGATTCAATTTAATATTGACTACCCATCTCCACTAATAGCAAGCAATTATGAGGTTAACTCTACAGAAGATGATTTTAGAATCAAGTCATATTTGACGCTACAAAATTTTCAAGAGGTAGGAACAATACCTTATTCTAACTATACAACTACAGAAACTATAGGCTCAAATAGAGTACTAGACTTTGATAATACTACAGATATTATAGTTACAAAATATGAGATAGTCGATGGAACAATTATATTTCCTCCAAAAGAATTAGTAGATTTTGAAGAATATTATTTAACTACACATATTGAGGCTAGATCAAAGGGTATTTATAGCAAGCCATTATTACTAAAGAGAATGTCTATGTCATCCCTAGCATTTGATGAAAATGATTTCTATTCTATAGGGACTAGGACGGGTAATAAAATATATCCATTTACTAGATATGATGTTAACTATTCATATAAAGATAAGAATCCATTTGTAATATATAAAGAATCTACTCCATATTTATATTTGACTGGAGATTCTGGTATCTCAGTTCTAGAATACAATAGCCAAGCAGACAGAGGTATCTCAATACCTTTGAACCAACAAAAGTCTAGTGATTATTTATTGGGCGGTATTCAATTATGGATGTTCTATAATAAAGACTATTTAATAAATGATACTGTTAAGATAGCAAGGATATCTTCTGAAGGAAGAACTGTAGATTTATACTTAGTTCCAGAAAGCGATGGTCAAAGAGGTAAGATAGTTGCATATGATCCAGTTACTGGAATCGAGGACTTTGATGTTCAATTCTATCAAAATGGGGTATTGCTAGATAATGCTTATATAGAACCATTATCATGGAGTTCAATAGTTATAGCATTTGGAACATCAGTTGATTTAGACTCATATACTGGACAACTAGAATTATATAAAGGATTTGTTTTTAACAATATTGGACTATTTAAAAAGTCAACAGATATTCTTGGTACTACAGTTGAGGTATTTAGTTGGCAAGACTTTAGACAAATTACTGCAATAGTTGATGGAGAATCAGTTCTTGTGCCACAAACTTGGGGTAGTAAGATAGATAATATCTGGGCAGATTTCCCTGAAGAAGTTGTAAATATTACATATACAATTGATGGACAAAATATTTATGAATCATTCTTAGGTCTTTCTAAAGCAGTTTCTGACGATGATAATACATTATTAATTAATTCTGATGGTGTAGATATACTTACTGGAGTAACTTGGGATCAATATAGCGGCAAACCAGTATAATGTGGTACAATTGGGTATATGAATAAAAGAAGTGTAAATAAAAACGGTAATTCAAAGTTAACAGTATTAAATAAAGCACAAAATTATGGTTTATTTGTTTGGCAAATGGACCACAATGGTAAGGCCTTTGGTGACGGTAGAGGTAACGTTATGAATATTCCTGGTAATAAATATGACTTAGAAAAAATGGCAAAAGTAAGAAAAGCAGCAGAACACTACGGTGCTCCAGCAGGAAAGGTTATATTTATGCCAGGGGTAAGAAGAGTATCAGAAATGGAATATTCAGAGCAAATAGGTAGAATGAAAGAAGGCCTAATTGCAAGCGAAACAGATATTGGAGCATGGATGGATGCAGAAAAAGGATTAAAAGCACATGGAGAATAATATGGAAGATTCAATTGCTAGAATAGATAATTTGGATAAGATGGAAAAACCATCTAAGCATGATGAATTTATGATTGATGCTGAAATAGCAAAAACATATTCTGGCTTAGATTCTAACTTTAAGCGTAGAGCAACAAGATCAATAAATAAAGTTTTTACAGGACAAGAAAATACTAAATCAAAACAACTATTTCCAGAAATGGATATTGTTACAGCATACGGATTATACGACGTTGTGGTACCTCCATATAACTTAGACGAACTAGCCTTCTTTTATGAAAACTCATATGCAAACCATGCAGCAATTAACGCTAAGGTATCTAATATAGTAGGCCTTGGATATAATTTTCAGAATACAGATGCTACAACAGCAAGACTTGAAGAAGCAGAATCAGAAGAACAATTAATGAGGGCTCAAAGAAAATTACAAAGACTCAAGGCTCAAATGACTCAATGGTTAGAGGAATTAAATGACGAAGATACATTTAGCCATATCCTTGAAAAAGTTTATACAGATGTTGAATCTACAGGAAATGGCTATATTGAAGTTGGTCGTAAAGTAAATGGAGATATAGGATACATAGGCCACATTCCAGCAACAACTATTCGTGTTCGCCGTCTTCGTGATGGATACATTCAAATAGTAAATCAAAGAGTTGTATTCTTTAGAAATTTTCAGGGTAGAGAAGCAAATCCAGTAACTAATGATCCTAGACCAAATGAATTAATTCATATTAAGAAATACTCTCCTAAGACTTCATACTATGGAGTTCCAGATACTATTGCTTCATCTGTATCTATGGTTGGAGATAATTTAGCGGGTAGATATAATATTGACTACTTTGAAAATAAAGCGGTACCAAGATATATAGTTACACTAAAAGGTGCTAAACTATCTGCTGATGCTGAAGATAAATTATTTAGATTTTTACAGTCAGGACTAAGAGGTCAAAACCATAGAACTTTGTACATACCTCTTCCAGGAGACTCTACAGACAATAAAGTAGATTTTAAGATGGACCCTATTGAAAACGGTATTCAAGATGGTTCATTTGAAAGATATCGTAAATCAAATCGTGATGATATCTTGATGGCTCATCAAGTTCCTTTTTCTAAGGTAGGTGGAGGTGCGGGAGTTTCAATAGCCTCAGCACTAGCCTCAGATCGTACCTTTAAAGAACAGGTTGCTAGACCAGCCCAAAGAAATCTTGAAAAGGTAATAAATAAGATTATAAAAGAAAAAACTGATATTCTTCAGTTTAAACTAAATGAACTTACTCTAACCGATGAAACCACACAAAGCCAAATTGATGAGAGATATCTCAGAATGCAGGTAATGGTTCCAAACGAAGTTAGAGAAAGACTTGGATATCCATCAAGATTGGGAGGCCAAGACCCTATTGTTCTAGGTGCTCAAGCAAGAGCAGAGCAAACTGCTCAAGCAACTGGCAATAGAGAAAGAGATAGACAAAGAACTGATAATGCTAGTGATTCTGTTTCAACCACTACAGGAAGAGGTCCTGGTGGCGAAGGCAGAACCGTATTATAATACAGTTTTTTAAATCTCTTTAAAACACACTATATAATGGAAATAAGATGACTATTTTGCATAAAGCATTCTGGCACTCTGAAAAGGATAGCATTACGCTATCTATGCCTATTGCTAAAGTTGATAAAGAAAGACGCATTGTATCAGGTTTTGCAACTCTTGATAATGTTGATAAACAATCTGATATTGTTCCAAGTGATGTTAGTGTAAAAGCCTTTGAAAGATTTAAAGGTAACATCCGTGAAATGCATATGCCAATTGCGGTAGGTAAAATGATTTCCTTTAAACAAGATAAATTTTATAATAAAGAAGAAGATAAGTTTTATAATGGAGTGTTTGTAGATGCATATATTTCTAAAGGTGCTCAAGATACTTGGGAAAAAGTTCTTGATGGCACTCTTTCTGGTTTTTCTATTGGTGGCACTATCAACGATACTGAAGATCAATTCAACCCCGACTTGGATAAAACGATTCGTGTTATTAAAGACTATGACTTAAGCGAATTATCATTAGTTGATAATCCAGCAAATCAATTTGCAAATATTATATCTATTCAAAAAACTCAAGACGGTACAAATAAACTAGATGGATTAATGTCTAAAATGTCTGTTGAAAATGTATACTGGTCAAAAGATAATAATTTAGTTAGACTATCTAAAGATGAAGATGTTAGAACTGGAGAAGTTCATATAGGATTTGTTGAAACAACAGATACAGAAAAAAATCAAACAATTAAAAATTTATTAAAAGAACACAATGGAGCGATTACAAACGAAATGACTCCAAACAAGTATCCACATTCAATGGAAGATTGTGAAGATCCAAAAAATTGTCCAGATCACATGGCTATGTACCACGAAGAAATGGATAAGGCTCAAAATGTTAGAGTTGGCGACATGGTATCTTGGAATTCTAGTGGTGGTACCGCTAGAGGAAAAGTTGTTAGAGTCGTTCGCAATGGTAAAATAAAAGTTCCTAATAGTTCTTTTACTATTACTGGAACACCAGAAGATCCTGCAGTTGCAATTAGAGTTTATCGTGATGGTAAACCAACAGATACAATTGTAGGACACAAGATGAAAACTCTAAGAAAGTTTTCAAACAAATCAGAAGATAATAATTCTTTTGAAAATTTTGATAAGGAGGGGAATATTATGGCAAAAACAGAACAAGAAGCAACAAAAGTTGAAGATGTTCAAGTTGAAAAAGCAGCAGTTACAGAAGATGAAGTAGTCGTTGTAGACGAAATCGTAAAGTCTGACACTGGAGATGTAGAAGCACCAGCAGAAGCAGCAGCAGAAGCACCAGCAGAAGCAGCAGCAGAGGCACCAGCCGAAGCACCAGCAGAAGATTCTGCACCTGCAGTTGAAAAAGCCGCTACTCCTACTGAAGAAAGTACAGATGCTGATTTAGCAAAGGCTGTAGAAACAGTCAAGACTTCAGTTGATGAAGTTAGCAAGTCAGTTACTGCAGCAGTTGGAGATTTAGTGGCAACTGTAAAATCAATTAATGAACAAATTGCCGAATTAACAAAAGGCATTGCTAAAGTAAACGAGGAAGTTACAACAATTAAAAGCAATGTAGAAGAGTTTGGAAAGCGTGTCGACGCAGTTGAAGACGACACTGCTGTCCGTAAGTCTGGTGATCTCGGCGGGGTCACAGAAAACAAAATACAAAAAAGGTCGATGTGGGGCGGGCGTTTCCTCAATTCCGCTGACCTCTATCGTTAACATTCACTGGGAGGTGAAAAAATTATGTCA